ACATAACTTCGACTTTTCCTTCAGCAATTAAATTAGTGCGAAGTTGTAGTCTTGGGCTTTCATACCAAGTGTATGAGTCTGGGTTGATAACAAATGCGTCATCATCACCCACACCTGACATTGCGCGAGAAACATACAAGTTTAATCCTGCAACGTTTCCACGTAATGATTGTGGAGATACTGCACCACCAGCATTGCTTGGTTGTGAAGCATTGTAAATTGGACGACCTGAGTCGTTTAGACCCATAATTGCACCCCAGAATTCTGGAGAAACAGTTAATGATCTTGCAAATCCTAATGAATTTGCATAAATAGAAGCTGCACCGTCAGCAACGAAATCTAAAAGACCTGATGCATCTAGTGTTCTGTTGCCACCGTCGGTTGCGCCTGCAATAACTGCTGCTGCTACTGCTGCGTCAGTTGCTTTTGCATAAGCAAATTCCATTTGACGAACTAATTCGTCAAAGAACGCTGGAGAACTGCGATCTATGAGTTCTACAGATACTGTGTTTTGTCCTGCGTATTTATTTACAGTTCCAGTTACGAAAGCTGAAGTCATACCAGTTTCAGAAGGTGCATTTCCTTCATCTGTATCTGCGACTGTTGGAACAGCAGTTAATTTAGGGATTTCAAAAGTTAATCCTGCTGGTGGAAGTGTTCCACGAGAAATACTATCCACAAATCCACGATCACCAGTTGATAATGGGTTAATTACTTCACCTAATTGTGGTGTTGGAATAAATGCAGGGTTTGTGCTTGATGAGTCGTCAGCTGCTCTAACATATTGACGACTTTCTTCGTTTCCTAGTGTTGCTCTAATTGAGTGTTCTAGGTATGAAGCTTTTCCTACAATTGGGCTTCTTGGTGCTGTGAAGATTGCAGGACGAACTACACGTTCGGCTGCTTCAACAGCTGGTGCTGCAACTTGTGTTGCAACTTCTTCTTTAACTTCTGGAGTTACTTCGTTTGACAAAGTTTCCTCACTTTCTTTTGGTTGTTCTGACTCGCTTGCTGCGACATCAGTAATTTGTGCATTATCGCCAAATGCTGGAAATGTAACGTGTGAAACTTCTCTAAGAGTTGCTTCGTTAACAATTACTTGTTCCCCTTTAGTTACATAATCATCAATCATTGCGCCGATTGAAAATCCTGTTCTTAAACCTTCTTGGGCTTCAGCTAAAGCGTCGTCACCTGCATTTGTTCTTGCTATTTTGAAAATAGCGATAATTCCATCGTTATTTTCTTCATATTGTTTTAATTTTCCAATAGGTCTAGTCATATCGTGTTCAGTAAATAATTTGATACCTTCACCAATTTTAAGAGATCCTGCATTAAATACAACATCACCCATATTTGTATGACCAACTTTATTGAACGGCACAATCCAGCCTTGCAATTCTCTTTTTGAAGAATTGGCTGCAATTATGTCTGTTGAAAATTTAATATAATTATTCATTTATTAAATCTTCCCTTTCTCTTGCTTCCTCTATAGTCATTACACCAAGAGGAATAAGTTTGTTATAAATTTCTGCTCTTTCAATAGCACTTGGGCTATAAAATTCTTCCAAATCATATTTTACTATTGAACCACGTGGCGTAATATCGTTATCGCTCAATCTTTGAGTTATACAAGTCATCAATGGACGTAAAGACAAATCAATTAAGCTACGGCGTTCAGCAGTTACATTTGAATATGTCATTGATCCTGCAGCATTACCACCTACATAGTATTCAGGTAAATTACAAGCCCTAGCAATTTCGGAAGCCATATATTGACGTGCTTGGTTTAGCGTTAATTGTTCTGGGCTAAATCCTATTGATTGAAAATCGATTGTATCGTTAACAAATGCTGTTCCACGTTGGTTGCGTGCTTCTTTCCAGGAATTTAATAGGGCTGTAACTCTTTCTGCTGGCATTGGCAAGTTTGATTTTAAAACTACGTTAGGTGTTGGTTCGTCTGCAAATCTTTTTACGGCTTTTTCTAAAGCTAGTGCTGTTTGTATTGTTATTCCTGCACGATTTAAAAGACCTTCGTCGTATCCTGTAAATGGTATTAAAGAACCTAGACCTGTATTAGGTATTCTGTTGCCGTCAACTGAATATCCAACAACATTTATTCCTGCAGCGTCTAAAGTTTTTGTTACTCGACTTGACGATATCCATTGTGCAGATAAAGGTCGTCCGTCTGCACCTAGTTCTAGTATTTGTAAATATCCGTTACCTGTAAACAATAAATCTTCTGCAAGAAATGTGAAAACACTTGAAGCCGTCATACGGGGATCGGGTTGTTTTATAAATAATGGTGTTGGAACACGTGAGTTATTGCTTTCACGTCTAACTTCTAATGGTAATGATCCGATTGTTGCACAAATAATATTTCTTGCTCTTGCTACTGCTGGAACGCGCATTGCGTCAGCTCTTGAAATTGTTGTTAACCCAAAATAATCAAATGGTTGAGCATATCCTTGATAATTGTATGGGGCTACGGCAGCATCAACTTTATTAGCGTCGTCTTGAGGTGTTATACCTAGCAGATTTTGGAAGAAGCCCATAAATTCTAATTCTTTATCAAATTGTTATATATGTCAAGCAACAACTATGATATCTTGTTGGTTTCGTTGACCGTATTCTTCGGCTTTATGTATCGCTAAAATCATTGATATAGCTGCTGTTGCTTTTTTAGACCTAACAACATACCAAGACCCAGTCTCGTTTAACTTTTTAGTGCAACGGTTAACACTATCGCTTAATTGTGGTTGATTACTATGACTTAAACGATTACCTGACATTACAGATAACGTTTCATCACACGCTTTAAAATAATTTGCCCCAAGTATCACGTTTGCGTTTATGCCTGCTTGCTTAAGTTTGCCTACAACTGAGTCACAAGTAAACCTGTTGGCGATTACTTCTTCTGCTCTGTAATGTTTTGACCAGTCAGCTACTTTGTTTGCTATTTTTAAATCATCTATCGGGTGATCTGATTGAACAAATTCCATAAGACCTACAGCTATTGTTCCGTCATCTAATACTTGTGAACCTGTTAAAGCCCACATATCTCGTTCAGGTGATATTTCTAATCCTAACCAAGTTGGTCTGTCAGGTTTGAGTGCTAGGTTTGGTTGTATTAGTGAGTTAAATAATCCTTGTGGGAACGCCGAGTTCATTGTTTCTACCCATTGTGATAATACTTCTGTTTGAAATATTTCGGGTGGTGATGTTAAGCCTGCTTTGATTGACTCTAAAGTTATTGTTCTTCCTAATGCAGGGTTTGCTTCTTTCCAGCCGTCAACGTCGTTAAGTTTTCTGTTGGGTTTTGCTGACCACTCCATAAACATTAAAGGTTCATCTGTATTGTTTTCTATTTTGTCAAGACTTCTTTGACGTAAAGCATTTAACACTACTGAACTATGATCTCCAGCATTACTTAAATAATATGATTGCGAATTTTTACGTGTTTGTGTTGTGAATTGTAAAGCACTATAAGCGTCAAAAGATTTATGTTGTCTAACTTCATCAATATAAGTTACGTCAGCTGATAATCCTCTAGCACCTGAAGAATTGGGTGCAATAATTTTATACCTGCAACCGTTTTTTAGTTGTAGTTCTTCACGTCCGTTAGCTCTTGTTATATGTTTAACTTTTTTACGTAACCAATCAAAGTTTTCTATAACTTCAACAACTTTTCTAAAAGTCTCTAACGATAAATCTCTGTTTTGTGCTGTTGCTACTTGTAGTTGTTCATCAAACAAATAAAGCCCAGCAAGAATACGCATACGTAACAAATGTGTTTTACCGTTTTGTCTAGCAACAACGCCAAGCACTTGTCGATAATAGAACTGGTTATCGTTATTTACTTTTAATGCTTCGTCAAGAAAGTATTGTTGCCACTCTAATAACGGTAACTCAATCTGTTTAGCGAACTCAGCAACTTCACTAGCTCTAGTTCGGTTTGCTTGGATTGGTGTGGTCTGAAGTCTCGGTTGTATATTCCCTAATACGTTCAAGTGGATCATCACCAGCTTCAGCGTCAGGTTTCTCTTTACGACCGTATAAACTTAAACCATACTTATCTAAAACTGTTTGTAACTGTCCACTAAGTTTCGCAATTTCTCCAGCAGATAAGTTCGCATTGTCCAAATATCCAGCAAGATTGTAAGCCATAGCAATACCAGCAAGATCCAAATCACTAATTACTCCTCTACGTTCAGCTTCTTGAATTGCAAGATCTAACGCAGGCAGAATTCGAGACCTTTTATCTTCTTTAGTCATTATACCCCCTATTTTGGTTCTTCAAACGGCGTTTTTAACTCTTTTGGGGAAAAAGACATAGCAGGGGTCGGTGATGTCCGTTCGTGTTCAAAAAAATCGGTTTGTTTATACTTTTCTTTCATTTTCTCTGCTTGTTTACGTCTGAACTCTTGGACTGATTTGCTTCCTTTAGAAAGGTTGCAGTTTTGGCAAGCACTAATGAGATTACTGAGTTCATCTGACCCTGCTTTACTGACGGGTGTGATGTGATCGACGTGAGTAGCTTTAGGTATTCCACAGTAGAAGCAAATGTAGTTGTCTCGTTCAAGGACTTTAAGTCTTGTTCTACGCCATTTGTTTGTTGATCCATTACGTCTAATCCTATTCATAAGTTGTTCAATAATATATCATTTGAAACCCTGAGTGTTTTGTTTTGGTGAGAGTGGCTTGTAGTAACACCACTCATTGAAACCCTTCGGTTAGTTAGGTTCAAGTGGAAGTCTTATTTATTATTCGACTTAGTCACGCCGTATGATTAGTAACTTCACAAGGTTATTAGGTGACTCGTTTTAATAACAGCTACTAATCTCGTATTCTCTCGCATTGAATACGCGCTATGTTAATCAAGGCATAGATGTTTAAGACCCTCTGACGGCCATTAAATTGGTGATGAGCCAACCCTCAACCTTTACTTTAGACTTGGCGTGAGCGACCAAGTAGTTACTTATATCAAATCTTTTAGTAGTTGTCTATTCTTGGGTCTTGTATCATATCCTCTATCGCTTGTAAATCTTCTTTACGTTGTAAATCTATATCTACTTGAAATTGATATTCTTCTAAAGCTGCTTTTTGTTCCAACAACTTTTGGTAACATTTCGCATCACGACACATAAATTCTATTTGATTATCGTAATCATAATGCTTGTGTAAATAGATCACGTCATCAATTCTTTTTTCCATTATGTTCACACCCCAATTCTTTTAACACTAACTTATTACAATTTTTGCACCAAATATATGTTGCCATTATTTTTCCTCAAACCATTTGCATTTACAATTATCTTCAAGGCAATCAATTTGCCAACGATAATGCATACCAGAATAATGATTACACGTTTTACAAAGTAACACGCTATCGTCAAATTCTTCCATTATTTAATATACCTCATACAGGCTTTGCAGTAACTTTTGTTATAAACCCAATCACCACAATTAACGCATCTTGTTATGAGTTCTAACATATTGTTTCACCAACCTAGTAATTTCCATTAAACCTATTGTAAATATGCCAACAACTATCAAAGTGATAGCGTCTTTTATACCTAATACTGTTCCAACAGCTTCCATTTATTGCCCCTGTCTTGTGTTAGTTCTTTTTTTCTACTATCTTTATTGCTTCTTGTATATCTTTTTTGTTCTTAAAATTGCTTTCAAAGCGTTTAATATCGTTTGCAATAGATTGTCGTAAAATCTGTTCCATACGATAAATCTCTTTGCCGTTCATAACACCCCCTTTAAGTGTTACCTAGATTTTCTCACAAGTAACAGCATTATCAACACCCACACGCTGAACATAATAAAACTTTCTATCATTTCACCACCCCTGTAATGTATGCGCATTGTGGAAAAGCACGTTTAAAGCCTTGTTTTGAGACCAGCAAACGCGCCCTAGCGTATTGCTCTGACACGCTCGCTTGGTCTGGGGTTATTTCCGGAGAACCCCCAACCCACTCCCAACTACGTTGATCAAACTGAAACAAACCCCTATATTTTCCAGTTCGACTAACAGCTGTTGGATTTAATGAGGACTCACACATTGCAATCTTGCGATATGTAGGTGTCAGCAGCTCAACCTCATTGATTGGGTCGGGTTCGTGTAGCAGAAACATTTCTAAAATGTTGAACTCTTCCAGTCATCTGCAGCGTCATTTTCAGCCTGTTCGTGGCTTGACGGCAAACTAGATGCGTTTAACCAAGCACTCAAGTTATCTGCCAAATATTCTTTATTGTCTAATTGGTATTTAACTATTGTGTATGGTGCAAATTCTAGTTTGTGAAACTCCTGTTCCTTACTTAGGAATTGCAGATATTTCAAGAGCTTCTCTCGATCCCAGTCAGTATAAATGCGTTTGCATAGATTATTCAAGAAGTCAATTTGTTTACTTGTTGCCATACGATATTCGCCAAAATAGCCATTTTCTAGGGCAGGTGCTTGTTCAGATACCTGAGTAGGCTGTTCTTGGCTAATTTTGCCCTTATTTTGGCTTAAAACGCTATCTGGTGGCGTAGACCAAGCATCAGGCTGAACTCTTTGCATTTCTTCACGTGAGGCAATAGACCTAGATACTTTAATGCCAAGCATTGCTAAAGCACGACCAACAGCTGAAGTTTCCAAAGTCATCATTTCCGAACCTTTAGCAAATCCACGTGCAGGAACACGTTCCCAAGCGTGACCAGAACACCAGCCAAGTTTGTCACGATCAGGATAAGCAAATGCTTTACCCCAAATATACGTCTCATTGTTATAGGTAAGTTCGCCTTTAAATTCAAAATGAATAGCACCATTTGGGTATTGCTCATAAAACGTTTGAATACGGTCTTTAACCTCAATATAGTCTTTTAAATAGTCCATTTATTTATTTACCTTTCTTATAAAGATTGCATAAAATTCTTCAAACTGTTTCAGCTTGTTTAGGCAATCGCATTTTTTAAAATGGCATTGTGTTTTGTGGTAATAATCTGCTGTGTGATACATATGTGCCAGCAGTTCGGTTATATGGTATTCGTATGTCATTTAGCCCCTTTCGTGTATCACAATAAAGCAAATGTGCTACAAAATCGGGTAATGAATTATAACGATTTGATAACTATTTCCAGAGTTCGCCGTCTGCGATAAATGAGCCGTCTTTATTAAAAGTCACTAGTTCTGGTTTAACTTTGCCGTTTTGTTCATAAAGTATTCCAAAGCCTGCTTGCCAATTAGCATAGCCTTTTGTGTATTTCATACCTGACGATTTAGTATCGCAAAGATGCCCAACTTCCATACCAAATAAACTTGATAAATTGCCTGAATAGCCAAATGACTGATGCAAAATACCTTGTCTATGAGTATGTCCAGTTATGCAAGATTTACCAGTTCTCAAAGCTAGTCCTAAAGCTGTTGCACCTGCTTGATTGTAAATTCTGCCTTCGTCGCCGTGACCCATTAAAACATTTTTAGCAACCTCTGATAATGACCTGTTATATGTAATGTTTAATTCTTTAGATCCATAACCTAAAAGATTTTCAATCTTGATAGCATCGATACTTGCAAAAGCAGGTGCGTGTTTACTTATATATTTTTCAATACGTTGAGTGTGATTGGAACGTTGCATAATGAAAGGCTTGCTGCGTCCAAGTGATTGACGGAATTCTTTGAGCAAGCCTCTCAAACCAATTATATGTTTTTGTAAAGACCCCTCAAATTCAACAGAAGTGCCACGATTAAAAGCTGCTATTTGTGGTGCATCAAGTTCATCACCAACACAAAGTAATTTATCTGGTCTGACATAGTCTATATAATCAAGTAACGCATCAATATATTGGCGTTTAATAAATGGATATTGTAAATCTGAAATTATGACGTAACGCTTAATGGTTACCTCTTTCGTTTAGGTTTTTCTCCTAATTGTTGTTTAATACTATCTATAGTAGCGCGAATTTTTACTACCTCAATCTGTAGGCGTGTCACTTTATCATTTAAAGATGAACCTGAATTTGGAAAGAGTTGAGATTTCATTTTAGTAATTTCATAAGTTGCTTTGACAACTAAAACAAGAACAGTAATGAGTAAACCAATAATTGCAATAAGTTCATTTATCATTGACGGCGATACCACTCTGGGTCATAAAAGTCATCATCATCATCTTCATCAGGCGACATTGTGTATTCAAATTTATTTTGAGCATAGGTGATCATACCGTAAATCTGGTATTGAGTTAATCCTTGATTGCTAACAATTTTCATTGTTTTCTTTTTACCGTCAAAAGACTCAAGTAAACAAACAAATCCAGTAACAAGTTTACCTGCTTCGTGAGTTTTATTTATAATGTTTAACAATTCACTAGCCATAACATCTGGTAGCTCTATTGTTTGTTTTTTTGATTTAGGTTTATTCATATGCCAAAAGCCTTTCCGTTAAGATCTCCTGCTTTTGTAAATGATACGTGCAAATGACTAACGTGAGGGTTAGAACCTAAATAGACACGCCATTTCCAATTTAATCTTGATGAGGCTATACGTCCCTGATGAATAATGTAATTAATTCGTTTATCACCATTTACGGCTTTTGCCTTAATTGCTTCAGCAAGTTCCCAAGACGTTTTATTAGATTTATTTAAATCAGCATCAATATCAATAGCACGCACCCAGCCTTGAGCATCAGGGTTATGATCAGATTTACGTTTACTATGTGCTGTATCGCCAAGCCAACCGTCTGAGCGTTTGTCGCGTTTAGGATATTTAAGATTTACTTCTTTACGAAGTTGTTCAGCTGCTTTACTTAGTTTTGGTTTTGGCATTAGGGTTCATTGCTCCCATTGCAGCAGCAACTATTGCACCTAATACGGCTCTGTAATCTAAGGCAAAATCGGTTGCTTGCCAAGCTGCTAAAAAAGCAACTAAGGATAGTAAGACGGCTTTGTGATTAAATGATTGCGTTAATTTCTTCATCTGTTAATCCTGCGATCTCGGCTAATTTTTTTATAGCGTTTTCTCTAGCTTCTTTTTTCTTTGTTTGTTCGGCTTCAATAAGACTTGCCTCTGCTTGGTCTTTTGCGCGTTGTTCAAGAAATGCATCAAGTTCTGCACTTTTAAGTTCTATTGTTTCATCACCGATTTGTATTATTATTTTTTCTTTAGCCATTATTTTTTAACTCCGTATACGACTATTGTGCCAGTTATTGTCCCTGTATCTGGATAAATCGTTATTGAGTCATATGCTGTCGCCACACCGTGACTGGTCGCGCTTTGACCAGTTGCTAGAGCAACATTTCCATAATTATTTATGGTCAAAGTATTTACAGCATCATTTGGATTAAATATATATAAATTGGATAAATGTTTTCCAGCAACACTTTGAAGTGTACAATATCCACCAGAGGATGTTGTATTTCCAGTAGTTGTGGTTGAACCAGTACCAAATATATATTGAGTGACATAATTATTTCCCGTCGCATCTGTTCCAGATAATCTCATACGAAAACGGATTTCTGTTGAATTAGTTGTAGTCACATTTATTTGAATTAAATAATTAGAATAAGTTGAACTAAAAGTATTTGCATCTAAAGATAATGCACTTACAGCACTAGGGCTGTATGACTTGATATGAACTAAACCAGGTGCAGCATAAACACCTAGAGTTGTATCTATTGCGTTACCAAGAGTTCTAATTGCTAATGCGCCGTTTTTAACAAGATCTGTATCGGCAGGGGTAGTCCACCCATTATTGGTAGTTGTAGGCATAGTCTTTAGTTTATCCTTTTCTTAAATTACGTCAAGCCACGTAGTTGTGCTGTCTAAATTTTGCCATTGAGTCAAACTTGGATAATCTTCCCATTGAATATCGAGGGTCGAATAGATTGAGTTAGATACAGACATTGTTAGCTCTAAATTTTTGCGCCCTAAATTCCAAGTCCAGCCCTCAACAAAACCTTCAAATATACCTGAGTCAAATAAACCAACAGGTAAATTAGATAACGAGATTAAAGAGTCCATAGAAACATCTAATAAAGCATTACGGGTTGCGTCTGATATATTGCCGTTTGCAAGATTTAAACTAATTTCTTCTAATGAGGTTCTAGGTGTTCCACGATAGTTAACAAAGTTTACAGCTTGTTCAGTAGCGTCAACAGTTTCAGCAAGTATGGTTGATCTAACATCTTGTAATAAACCATAGTTGTCTATAGACGTATCGTTTTCTGCTGCGACTTCTTGAACAGGGTCGTCATATTGGATAACTACGCTGTTAACAATATCTGCTGTTTGTAATCTGGTTGATATGTTTGCGTTAAGTAAATCTGCATCAAGATTTATCTGGTTGGCTGCATAATTTTCACTACGACGTTCAGCATCAGCATAACCAATATTGCCTGCAGGTGTTTCATACAAATAACCAAGACCAGAGTCAGACGTAATATCAGTAAGAGTATATGCAGAAACAACTTCAGCTGTTCTAGCCAAAACTTCATAACGTCCAGCATCAATAACATCTATTCCTTGAACGCCATAAGTTTGCCAAGTTTCTGTAGTAAAATCGTTCCAAGTTAAAGTGTTAGATAAATCTTCCCAAGCAATATAAAGTGTTTCTTCAAGTATTCTTTCAATACGTTCACCGTCTAATTCTTGAGGATAAGAAACAGCACCAGCGTTACGTTTAACTAATAAACCTAAAGAACCTATTGCTTGTATTTGCATAACATTAGGTTGAGCATTAGGACCAGCAGCAGTTACGCGATTATAAACTCCAGATACTTCACCTGTAAATAATTTAACCCAAGCAGCTGTTGTATCTTTAACTTCTATTGTTATTACATCTAAAAGATTTATTGTTGGGCTTGTTCCGTCAAGATTTATAAGTTCAAGATTACAATAACCTGGTTGTGTTGGTTCAAAGAAATCATTACGACCACAAGTGATAGTGCCGTCACTTAAAATAACGCTTGTTTGTTCAACACCTGCAATAGTAACTTTATATTCTGGCGTATAAATTGTC